ATGCCGTTCGATTCCGCCAGCCGTGCGCCAACCCTGCTCGACCGCCCGGCGCGCCCCTTCGCCAGCGCCGAGGAAGCCTGGTTCTGGACCATCGCGGCGCTGAACGCGCGCAGCGCCGGCGCCCGCATCGTCGCCGGCCTGGGCATTCCGCGCCCGTGTGAGCCGGACGACCTGGTGCGCTGCCTGGACCGGCTGTACCGCCACCGCCGCATCGACATCGCCCACGTCAAGGTGCTGAAGGAATTCGGCGACCGCGGCGTGCCGCCCGACCCCCGCCACCACGGCGACCGCGCCGCACTGCGGCTGTGGCGGGAAGCTTTGGCCCGGCTGGAATGGTACCTGGTGTCGAAGGGCATCGTCGCGCCGCACACCGAAGCCACACAGCAGGGCGCGGCATGACCAGCACCGGCCGTCCGCCGTCGGACCAGGAGGTATGGGTGGTGTTCGCCACCGCGCCGGCCGCCGTGCTGGCCCGCCTGCCGTGGCTGAAGCTTTTCCGCGCCGATTTCCGCCACTGCTTCGTGGCGCTGCGCGATTCCTGCGGCTGGCTCGCGCTCGACCCGCTGTCGCGCCGCCTGGTCGTCGCCCGCCTGGCCGAGGACCCGCTGGCCGACATCGCCGGCGCGCTGGCGGCACGCGGCATGACCGTGGTGGGCCCGTTCCGCCCACGCCCGCCGTGCGCCACCCTGCTGCCGCCGCTGGCGCCCTTCACCTGCGTCACGCTGTGCCTGCGCATGCTGGGGCTCAATCCGGGGCTGACGATGACGCCGTGGCAACTGTTCCGCCGCCTGTCGAAGCTCGGCGTGCAGAATGATAGGAAATTTTGCTTGCAACCCTGAGATGATAGGATCATAACCAACTCGCCAACGGGCAAGCCATGCCCGGCGGCCTCTCCTCCCTCCCTGCCTGCCTCGGCGCGGGACCGGCCCCCTCCTCCGGTCCTCCCTGACCCGGTCCCGCGCCTCCCTTTTCCCCCGCCTTCCCGTTCCCCAGAATCCCGATCCAGGAGATGCCCATGGGCGGCCTGCTGCGTGTGCCGAAGGTGCCGTCGCCTGCGCCGGCCGTTGCTGCCGCCGCGCCGGCCGACCAGCCGGCCGCCGACCAGGGCGGTGACCGCCGCCGCCGCGGCCTGGCCGCGACCATCGCGACATCCGACCGCGGCGTTTCCGACAGCCGCCTTCCCGTTTCCAACCGCAAGACCCTGCTCGGCGAATGAACCCCATCGACCCCACCCCGGATGCGATCCTGGCCGCCCACCGCCGCGCGCTTGCTCGCCGCGCGCCATGGGAAGGGCTGTGGCGCGACTGCTTCGACCATTGCCTGCCCGGCCGCCCCGGCCAGGGCGCGGTGCCGATCTTCGACGGCACCGGCGCCGATGCGGCGGAACAGCTCGCCGCCTCGCTGCTGGCCGAGCTGACGCCCCCCTGGGGCAACTGGTTCGGCTTCGTGCCCGCCCGCGACGAGGATGATGCTGGCCAGGCCGCCGCGCTGGAAGACAGCGCGCGCCAGCTGGCCCGCGAGTTCGACCGCGCCAACTTCGCCGTCGAGATGCACCAGGCCTTCCTCGACCTGGTGATCGCCGGAACCGCGCTGCTGCAGGTCGAGGAAGGCGCCCCCGGCGAGACCGCGGCACTGCGCTTCACCGCCATTCCGCTGCTGGAAGCCGCACTCGAGGAAGGCCCCACCGGGCGGCTGGATACCATCTTCCGCCGCAGCACCATGACCACCGCTTCGATCCTCGCCCGCTTCCCCGACGCGGTGCTGCCCAAGCACCTGCGCCAGCCGGAGGAGGGCGAGCCGGCGAAGCACGCCGTGATCGAGCGCGTCGCCCCCGACGCGCGTGGCTTCGCCTGGCATGCAGTGATGGACGATGCCAACGGCACGCCCATCCTGCTCGGCCATGGCCGCTTCGCGCAGTCGCCCTACATCGCCTTCCGCTGGCTGCGCGCGCCCGGCGAGATCTTCGGCCGCAGCCCGGTGATGAAGGCGCTGCCCGACATGCGCACCGCCAACAAGGTGGTCGAGCTGACGCTGAAGAACGCCTCGATCGCGGTCGCCGGCATCTGGCAGGCGGAGGATGACGGCGTGCTGAACCCCGCCAACATCCGGCTCACCCCCGGCGCGATCATCGCCAAGGCGGTCGGCAGCGCCGGCCTCACGCCGCTGGCGGCCCCCGGCAAGTTCGACGTGTCGCAACTGGTGCTGGACGACCTGCGCAGCCGCATCCGCCACGCCATGCTGGCCGACCGGCTGGGTCCGGCGAACGGTGCCCGCATGACCGCGACGGAAGTGCTGGAACGCTCGGCCGAGATGGCCCGCCTGCTGGGCGCAGCCTATGGCCGGCTGCAGACCGAGCTGCTGACGCCGCTGGTGCTGCGCGCGGCCGCCATCCTGCGCCGGCGCGGGCTGATCCCGGCGTCGCACATGCCCGATGGCCACCACGTCGCCATCGCCTACCGCAGCCCGCTTGCCCAGGTGCAGGCGCGCGGCGATGCCGCCAACACGCTGCTGTGGCTGGAGGCGGTTTCCAAGATGGGCGCCGAGGCCGCTGCCATCGTCGATGCGCCCGCCGCCGCCCGCAGCCTAGCCCGTGTGCTGGGCGTGCCGCCCGACCTGCTGCGCGACCCTGCCGCCGCCTCCCCGTCACCCCAGACCGACGCCTGAACGGAGTTTCACCGATGCCCGAGAACCTGCTGGAGCCGGATGAAGCCCCGGCGACCCTGCCTGCCACCGGCAAGGCTTCCGCCCGCCCTGGCGACATCCCGGAAAAATTCTGGGATGCCGAGCGCGGCGAGATCCGCGTCGATGCGCTGCTGAAGAGCTACCGCGAGCTGGAGAAGCGGCTGTCGCGCAGCGTCGCCCTGCCGGACGGCGAGGCCGACGAGGAGACCCGCGGCCGCCTGCTGCGCGCGCTGGGCTGGCCGGAGACGCCGGACGCCTACCAGGTCACGCCGAAGCATGCGCTGACCGGCCCCGATCCCGAGATCAACGCTGCCCTGCACCAGGCCGGCTTCACGCCGCGCCAGGTGCAGCTGGTCTATGACCTGGCCGCGCAGCGGCTGCTGCCGCTGATCGCCGAAGCCGCGGCCGAGTTCGAGGCCGACCGCGAGCGCCAGCGCCTGGCCGAGCATTTCGGCGGGCCGGAGCGCTTCGCCGAGGCCGCCCGCCAGGTCACCGCCTGGGGCCGCGCGCACCTGGCGCCGCCGGTGTTCGAGGCGCTCTCCGCGACCTTCGACGGCGTGCTGGCGATGCAGGCGATGATGGCCAAGGGCGAGCCCGCGCTGGCCCGCCGCGGCGAGCCGGAGCGCGCGCCCGACGAGGCCGAGCTGCGCACCATGATGCGCGACCCGCGCTACTGGCAGAAGCGCGAGCCGGACTTCGTCGGCCGCGTCACCGACGGCTTCAAGCGGCTGTTTCCGTCCGCCTGACCGACCTCGGCGCAGGACCAAGCCCGCGGAGCGGGCGCGTCACGCCCGAGGCGTGCCTTCGGCACGATGCGCCTGAGGGCACACCAAAACTTCCCCCATCGCGGGGCTGATCCACCCGGCCGCCCCTCCCCGGCCTGGTCGGAACGGCGCGCCTTGATGCGCGCCGGCCCCGCGCCCTGCCGGGTGCCGCGTTGCGCGCCGCCCCCTGTGTCCGCGCGCGCGGCACCCGGCGTTTCATGCGAACGCCACGAGGTCTCGCCTCGTGGCGAGGCCGCGAATGCGGCCCGCGGCCGGTGCCGCGACCCTGCCCGAATGCGTCATGCATTCGGGGCGCTGACCCCGCCCTTCGCCGCCGGCCAACCGCAAGCACCCGCGCGCGGCCCGGCGGCGCTTCGCCCTGCCTCGCCCCGTGCCCCGGCACGCCACACCCGGCGTGCCGTCGCACGACAAGGCAGCCGGGCGCACCTGCACCGCCTGACCCAAGAACCCCCCACGCGAGGGATACCCCCGCATGTCCGTCTCCATCGACCAGGCCTTCGTCAAGCAGTTCCAGAACGAAGTGCACGAAAGCTACCAGCGTCTCGGCTCGAAGCTGCGCCCGACCGTGCGCAGCAAGACCGGGGTGCGCGGCATCAGCACGACCTTCGCCAAGGTCGGGCGCGGCATCGCCGCCAGCAAGGCGCGCCACGGCGCGGTGCCGGTGATGACCATCGACCACACCGCGGTCGAATGCTTCCTGAGCGACCATTATGCCGGCGACTGGATCGACAAGCTCGACGAGCTGAAGGTCAACATCGACGAGCGCGGCGTGATCGCCAATGCCGGCGCCTATGCGCTGGGCCGCAAGACCGACGAGCTGATCATCGGTGCCTTGGACCAGGCCACCCGCATCGTCAGCGGCACCGGCGACCTGGCCGACACCGTCGGCATGACCAAGGCCAAGGTGCTGGCCGCGTTCGAGATGCTGGGCAATGTCGACGTGCCCGATGACGGCCAGCGCGTGTGCGTGGTCGGCTGGAAGCAGTGGTCCGACCTGCTGGGCCTGCAGGAATTCGCCAACACCCAGTACGTGGGTGAAAGCGAACTGCCCTGGAAGGGTGCCCAGATGAAGAAGTGGCTGGGTACCACGTGGCTGGCGCACAGCGGCCTGCCGCTGGTTGCCGGCGCGCGGCAGTGCTTCTGGTACCACCGCACCGCGGTGGCGCATGCGGTCGGCGCCGATGTCACCACCGACATCACCTGGCACGGCGAGCGCGCCGCCTTCTTCGTCAACAACATGATGAGCCAGGGTGCGGTGATGGTCGATGCCGACGGCATCGTGCGCATCCGCGCCCGGGAGTAGTGCGCCATGCCGTTCCAGCTGCGTGACCTTTCCGTGCTGAGCTACGCCAACGGCTTCACGCTGTGGCACTACCGCAGCAACGCCGACACGCTGGCGACGATCACCGCGGCGAACTACTTCGCCCCGGCCAGCGCCATGCTGGCGCGCAACGACGTGCTGGTGCTGGTGGGCAGCGACGGCGTGCGCCAGTCGCGCGCCGCCACCGTCGCCCCCGGCGCCGTCTCGCTCGCCGCGTTGACGCCCTGACTTGCACGGCACGAGCCGGTTGGCTCGTGCCGCGCGCCCAACGGGCGCCGCCGCCGATGCGGCGAGCCAAGCCGCCGGAGGCGGCGCCCGGCGACTGAGGGCACATCAAGACGGGGCGGCGCCGCTCGCGCGCCGCCCCGACCTCCATTTCCCCCTTCCACCACGGAGCCTTCCCCATGGCGCTTTCCGCGCTTGCGATGTGCTCGCGCGCGCTGCTGAAGATCGGCGCGACGACGATCGCCAGTTTCGACGAGGGCACGGCCGAGGCCGAGGTCGCGGCGAACCTCTATCCTTCGCTTCGCGATGCGCTGGTCAGCGCCTATCCGTGGAGCTTCGCCACCGGCCAGCGCCAGCTGGCGCGCCTGGCCGCCAGCCCGATCGCCGACTTCCGGCACGCCTTCCAGCTGCCGGCCGATTTCCTGCGCGCGCTGTCCGCCGGCAGCGGCACGCGCGGCCTGGGCGTCGAGTACCGCATCGCCGAGGACCGGCTGCATGCCGACGAGGACCGGCTGACGCTGACCTACGTCTTCCGCCCCAACGACGAGGCGCTGCCGCCGTTCTTCCAGGCCGCGCTGATCGCCCGCCTGGCCGCCGAGTTCACCATCCCGCTGACCGAGAACACGTCGCGCGCGCAGCTGCTGTTCGAGCTGGCCGAGCGCGAGCTGCGGGCTGCCCGCCTGACCGACAGCCAGCAGGACCAGCCGCCGGCGATCGCCGACTTCCCGCTGGTCTCGGCCCGGGGCTGAGCGCGATGAGCACGCTTCGCCGCATCAAGACCAGCTTCACCGCCGGCGAGCTCAGCCCCGAGCTGATGGGCCGCCCCGACCTGCGCGCCTACGAGAATGGTGCCAGGCGCCTGCGCAACGTGTTCATCCTGCCGACCGGCGGCGTGATGCGGCGGCCCGGGCTGCGCTGGCTGGCTGCCCTGCCCGGCAGCGCGCGGCTGATCCCGTTCGAGTTCTCGACCGAGCAGACCTACCTGCTGGCGCTGACCGCAGGCCAGATCAGGGTGTTCCGCAACGATGCGGCGGTGGCCACCATCGCGGTGCCGTACACCGCGGCGCAACTGCAGCAGGTGGCCTGGACGCAGTCGGCCGACACGCTGCTGCTGACGCACCCCGACGTGCCCCCCCAGCGCATCACCCGCACCGGGCACACCACCTGGCAGATCGCGCCCTGGAGCTTCGTCGCCGAGCCGTTCTTCCGCTTCGCCGACGGCGCGGTCACGCTCGCCGCATCGGCGACCAGCGGCACGATCACGCTCACCGCCTCGGCCGCGCTGTTCGTCGCGGGCCATGTCGGCGCCACCCTGCGCCTGGCCGGCAGGCGGGCGCGCATCACCGCGGTGGCGTCGGCCACCAGCGCCACCGCCACCGTGCTGGAGACGCTCACCGGCACCGCGCCGACGACCAATTGGGACGAAAGCGCCTTCAGCGTCGCGCGCGGCTGGCCGGTGTGCTGCTGCTTCCACCAGGACCGCCTGGTCCTCGGCGGCGGGCGCGACCTGCCGAACCGGCTCTGGCTCTCCCGCTCGGGCGACCTGTTCAACTTCGACCTCGGCACCGGGCTCGACGACCAGGCGATCGAGTTCGCGCTGATGAGCGACCAGGTGAACGCCATCCGCGCCGTGTTCTCGGGCCGCCACCTGCAGGTCTTCACCTCGGGCGCGGAATGGATGGTCTCCGGCGACCCGCTGACGCCGGGCAACATCCAGCTGAACCGCCAGACCCGTGTCGGCAGCCCGACCGAGCGCATCGTGCCGCCGGTGGATGTCGATGGCGCCACCATCTTCGCCGCCCGCGGCGGCCGGTCGTTGCACGAGTTCGTCTACACCGATGTCGAGCAGGCCTACCAGGCGAACGACCTGGCGCTGGTCAGTCGCCACCTGATCGATCGCCCGCACGGCATGGCGTTCGACCAGACGCGCCGGCTGCTGCACATCGCCATGGCCGACGGCACGCTGGCGACGCTGACCATCTACCGCGCCGAGCAGGTCACCGCCTGGACGCGGCAGGAGATTGCCGGCGCCGTGCGCCACGTCGCCGAGCTCGACGGCGCGGTCTACCTGGTCACCGAGCGCGCCGGCGCCTTCGCGCTGGAACGCTTCGACGACGCGCTGGCACTCGATGCCGCGATCGACGGCGAGACGCCCGAACCATCCGCCACCTGGAGCGGCCTTGGCCACCTGGAAGGCCAGGCGGTCGCGGTGCTGGCCGATGGCGCGCCACGCGGCAGCTTCACCGTCGCCAATGGTGCCGTGCTGCTCGACCCGCCGGCGCGCCGCGTCGCGGTGGGGCTTGCCTTCACCCACCGGATCGAGCCGCTGCCGCCCGAGCTGGTGACCGCGGCCGGCGCCAAGACCGGCCCGGTGCGCCTGGTCGCCGTGACCTTCCGGCTGCTGGAGACGGCGGCACTGTCGGTCGATCTGGGCCGCGGCGTGGTCGCGGTGCCGTTCCGCCGGCTTGGCCCGGAACTGCTCGATGCCCCGCCGCCCGCCTTCACCGGCGACCGCGTGCTGCGGGCGCTGGGCTGGCAGCGCGACGCCAGCGTGCCGCTGTGGCGCATCAGGGGCGATGCCCCGCTGCCCACCAAGATCCTTTCCGTCACCACCGAACTCAGGGTGAACGACTGATGGCACAGCTCGCCACCATCGCGACCATCGCGTCCACGGCTGCGTCCGTGGCGCAGGGCGTGTCGCAAAGCAGCGCGCAGGCGAAATCCGCCCGTGCGCAGGATGCAGCGCTTGCCGCCCAGGCGGCCGAACGCGCCCGCAACCGCCGCGACCTGCTGGAAAAGACCGTCGCATCGACGCGCGCACGGCTGTCCGCCGCCGGTGCTTCGCCCGACAGCGGCTCCGGCGAGGCGCTGCTGGACGGCATCCGCGCGGATGCCGACGCGGCACAGGATTCCGACAACCAGCAGCTTGCCGCGCGCATCTCCGCCGGGCGGCGCTCGCTGCTCGACGAGACCGGCACGCTGACCGGCTTCACCCGCGCCGTCCGCGGCAGCGCCAGCATCGGCTCCGGCCTGCGCTCGCTGCTCGACGTGTTCTGACCCGAGGACCCACGCAATGTCGACCGAGCACATCCAGATCAACGACATCGCCCCGCGCATCCAGTATGTCGCGGACGGCATCGCCACCGCCTTCACGTTCCCCTTCGCGATCTTCGCCGCCAGCGACCTGCAGGTCTTCGTCGATGGCGCGGCGCAGGCCAGCGGCTTCGCCGTGCACGGCGCCGGCGACAGCGGCGGCGGCACCTGCGCATTCGGCACGCCGCCGGCCGCCGGCAGCAGCGTCACGCTGCGGCGCCGCCTGCCGATCCGCCGCCTGTCGGACTTCCAGGAGAACGGCGTGCTGCGCGCGCGCGTGCTGAACGACGAGCTGGACTACCAGACGGCAGCGATCCAGCAGCTGGCCGACGACGCCACCCGCACGCTGCGGTTCGACCCCAGCGACACAGCGCCGGCCGCCCTGCTGCCCGCCGCGGCCGCGCGGGCGGGGCGCCTGCTGGGCTTCGGCATCGATGGCGCGCCGGCGATGTTCGATGCCGCCAGCGGCGTCGGCTCGGCCGAGAACGTGTTCTACAACCCCGCCGCCGCGACCGCGTCGGGCACCGTGGCCGCGAAGCTCGCCGAGACGCTGTCGGTGCGCGACTTCGGCGCCACCGGCGACGGCACCACCGACGACACGCTGGCGATCCAGGCCGCGTTCGACGCAGCGACCGCCCGTTCCGCCACGGTGCTGATCCCCGACGGCACCTATCGCACCAGCGCGCCCGTGGTGCTGGGACCCGACGCCTTCGCGCTGGTGATGCGCGGCGAGATCCTGTTCGCCGGCTCCGGCACCTGCCTGCGCATCGGCAACCCCGGCGCCACCCGGCTGTGGGGCCGGCGCTATCACGGCATTCGCGTGCGCCGCCTCGTCCTCTCCGACTGGAGCAGCGAGGCGGAGATCGGCGTGGCCATCTACAACGCCTATGCCTGCGACATCACCATCGAGCACGCCGAAGGCTTCACCATCGGCGCGCAGGCGTTCGGCGACGGCGTCGGCTGGGTCTATTGCCGCGTGGGCCTGGGACGGCTGTTCAACAACAAGGTCGGGCTCGACCTGCGCTGCGGCGTGGGGGGCTGGAACAACCAGAACACCTTCGTCGGCGGCACCTTCCAGATGGCCACCGCCACCAACCCCACGCGCGACCGCGTGGGCGTGCGCTTCAGCCGCACCGCCGGCGGCTATGACAGCCACAACAACAACGTCTTCCTGAATCCCAGCTTCGAGCTGAAGGCGGTGGTCGATTGGTGGCCTGCCACCAGCTACGCCGTGGGCGCCCGCACCCGCGGCGCGCAGGGCCGCATCTACACCTGCACGCAGGCCGGCATCAGCGGCGCCACGGCACCCGCGGGCACCGGCGCCGGCATCGTCGATGGTGCTGCCCGCTGGGACTTCACGCAGGACAGCCACGACTGCGTCAGCGTGCTGATGGAGGTCTCGGGCCGCGCCAACCGCTTCATCGGCGCCCGCAACGAAGGCTCCGGCCGGGCCATCGCCCGCGAGTTCGGCGATGCGCTGGCCAATTCGTACGACTTCGCCTTCGTCGGCGGCCAGGGCGCGGCCGGCAACACGATGGGCGGCCACTTCGTCGAGGCGCGCGGCAACCTGGCCGGCAGCGTGCTCTCCATCAGCAACGGCTTCGACCGCTCCGCCGCGGCCGACCAGCCGCTGAAGCTGGTGTGGGCGGCACCCGACCTGCGCCGTGCCGCCAACCCGTACGACGCGACGCGCATCTTCGTGCAGGGCTGCAGCCTGGTCGCGACCAGCCCGCAGCCCGAGCGGCGGCTGAACCTGTTCCGCCAGCTCTCCTCGTTCGAGCTGCGGCCCAACAGCATCCGCGTGCCGAACTCCTCGCGCGGCATCGGCACCTGCGTCGATACGCGCGCGGCGAAGCGCTTCCTGTTCGCGTACGCGCTGGATGGCCAGGCGCAGGCCGGCCGCATGCTGATCCGCTGCTTCGATGCCGACGACCGGCTGATCGGCACCGGCCAGCCGGTGCGCGCCAGCCGGGCACTGTCCTACCTTGCCTCGCTGGGCGGCTGGTTCACCGGCTTCGAGACCTTCGCGCCGCTGTATTTCGAGGTCGATGCCAGCGTGGCCACCGTGTGGGTCGGCATCACCGGCAGCAGCGCCGGCCCGGCCGATGTCACCGCGCTCCGCCTGTATTGCGTGGAAGCCCACGCGCCGCGCGCCTTCCCCGGCCACGGCGAGGATGATCCCGGCCAGGTCGCGATCGCCATCGCCGCGCCCAGCCTCGGCACGCACGACGCCTTCGCGGTCATCCGCAACGTCGCGGCCAGCGGCCCGGCGTTCTGGGAATGCACCACGGGCGGCACCTTCGGCACGCTGGCAGGCATCACCGGCAGCACGTTCAACGGCGGCCCGAACCTGTTCCTGGGCGGCCTGGGCAGCCTGGCGACCGGCGAATACGTCTCGGTCGCCGGTGCGGTCGCGGCGGCCTCGGTCGCCGCCATCCAGCGCTACGACGCGGCAACCACCACGGCCTGGGCGGCCGGCACGGCCTATGCCGCGGGCGCGGTCGTGGCGCGCGCAGGCCAGGTCTATGTGTGCGCCACCGCCGGCACCTCCGGCGCGACGGGCCCCAGCGGCACCGGCACCGGCATCACCGACGGCACGTGCGCCTGGAACAGCATCGTCGCGCGCGCCACGCTGTCGGCCAATGCGACCGCCACCGTCTCCGGCGTCGCGGTGGCCTACGTCGCCCCCGCCTTCGCGGCGCGGGCGCGCACGTGACGCCGCCGGCGCGGCTGCCACCCCCCCGATTGCTGCCCCCCGCCGACGCGCCGCAGCAGGGCGCGCTGCTGGTGCGCCAGCGCCTGGCGCTGCGCCTGGTGCACCTGGTCGAACGGCTGGCCGAGGACTACTCGGCCTATGCCGTCGGCCAGGCGCCGGACGACACCAAGGCGTTCGCGGCCCACCATGCCGCGTGCAAGGCCGCGGTGGCGCACCTGACGCTGCTGATGCGCCTGGCCCACAGCATCGCGCCCGAGCAGACCGACGAACTGGCGCCGCACGCGCTGATCAGCCAGGCCCGCCTGGCCCTGTCGCAATCCGGCGCCGACCTGGAACTGACCGCCGAGCACCAGGACGCGATCCTGCGGCTGACCGCGGAACTGGGCGACGACACCATCGACGCGGAGATGTGAGATGACGCGGCACGCCGCGCCCTCGCCCCATGCCGAGGTGCGGTTCGACGAGTTCCTGTGGATCTGGAACACCCGCGCCGGCCAGGGCACGCCGGCGCTGCACCTGCGGATCGCGCGCTGGCTGCAGGCGCGCGAGCAGGCCCAGCAGCGCCGGCTGCTGCTGATGGCGTTCCGCGGCGCGGGCAAAAGCACCCTGGTCGGAATGTGGTGCGCCTGGCAGCTGATGCGCGCGCCCAACGCCAGGCTGCTGGTGCTGGGCGCCGACGACGCGCTGGCGGTGAAGATGGTGCGCAACGTGCGCCGCATCATCGAACGCCATCCGCTGTGCGCGCTGATCCGCCCCCAACGGGCGGAGGAGTGGGCCGCCGACCGCTTCACCGTGCGCCGGCCCGGCGCGGCGCGCGACCCGTCCATGCTCGCCCGCGGCATCACCAGCAACATCACCGGCAGCCGCGCCGACATCATCATCGCCGATGATGTCGAGGTGCCCAACACGTCCGACACCGCGGCCAAGCGCGAGGAACTGCGCGCGCGCCTGGCCGAGGCAGCGTTCGTGCTGGCACCGGGCGGCACCATGCTGTTCGTCGGCACGCCGCACGCCGCCGACAGCCTGTATGCCGACCCCACCCTGCCGCGCGCCGCCGGCGCCGGCCCGCCATACCTGGCCGATTGCGCGCGCCTGGTGATCCCGATCATCGACGAGGCCGGTGCCTCGGCCTGGCCGGAGCGCTTCACGCCCGCCGAGATCGCTGCCCTGCGCCTGCGCGTCGGGCCGCAGCGCTTCATGAGCCAGATGCTGCTGCAGCCCGTCGATCCGGGCAGCGTGCGGCTCGATCCCGCGCAGCTCGTGCGCTATGCCGGCGACCTCACGCTCGCCCACGGCAACGGCGCCAGCATCCTGCGCATCGGGCCGCGCCGCATGGCGAGTGCGACCTGCTTCTGGGACCCCGCCTTCGGCGCCCCCGGCCGCGGCGATTCCAGCGTGCTGGCGGCGCTGTTCGCCGACGAGACGGGCGGCTTCTGGCTGCACCGCGTGCTGTATTTCCGCCACGACCCGCGCGCCGCCGAGAGCGCCGCCGCACAGCTGTGCGCGCAGGTCGCCGACCTGGCCGCAGCACTGCACCTGCCGGCGGTGACGGTCGAGACCAACGGCATCGGGAAATTCCTGCCCGGCCTGCTGCGCGAGACCTTCGCCACCCGCCGCCTGGCCTGTGCCGTGCGCGAGCAGGTGGCCACGCGCGCCAAGGACGAGCGGATCATCGCGGCCCTGGAGCCGGTGATGGCGGCGCGGCGGCTGAACGTGCACGAGAGCGTCTTCGCCACCCCCTTCATCCAGGAGCTGCGCGACTTCCGCCCCGGCGCGCGGGGCCTTGCTGACGACGGGCTGGACGCGGTGGCCGGCTGCCTGCTGGCCGAGCCGCTGCGGCTTGCCCCGCGCGCGCCGCCAGGCACGCGCCCCGATTGGCAGGGCGGCAGCTACGCGGCGGGGCGCGACTTCGACCCGCTGGCCGGCTGACGCTTCAGGATTTCCACCGCGTGGCGATCGATCCCCGCCTTCGTCGCCACGAACCGCCCATCGCCGCGGGCCTGCGCCAGCCCCATGCCCGCAAGCCGCTGCAGGCACGGCCCGTCCTTCATGCCCGGCGGGCGGCCGACCGGGCCTGCCACCTTCAGCCGGTTCAGCGCCGAGCGGCAGCACGTCTCCAGATACGGCTCGTCCCACATGCCTCCACTCTAGCACGGAGTTGCCGACATGGCCCCGATGAACCTCGATCTCACCACCTGGCTCACCGCCATCATGCTGCCGGTGCTGGGCGGGCTGTTCTGGATGATCCAGAACGGCAAGCGCGACCTGCAGCAGCGGCTGGACCTGGTCGCGCAGCGCAAGCTGGATGCGATGCTGGCGCTGCGCGAGGACCTTTCGTCGCACAAACTGGATGTCGCGCGCGGCTATGCGCCGCTGCACGCCATCCGCGACCTGGATCGCCGGCTGTCGCTGCACCTGATGCGCATCGAGGACAAGCTGGAGCGGCTGGGCGGGCGACCCTCGCTGCTGTCGCTCAGCCGGGTGGACGACGAGGCGCAGTGA